TATCGCTTGTAAGCGCGAAGGCTGCAATCGCGTCGCCAGCGCCATTCGCCGCGCCTGGTATTTCACCGAGCAGGGTTTTTGTTTGCGCTAATTTGATATAGTAATCAATTTGGCTTTCCGCTGCCATATCAACGGTCGTGCTGTTTTTTGCGTAGGCATCACTAAGAAACTCAGTAGCCACCTGCAGTTTCTCCGCAGATACCGCGCCCTTCGCGCTATTGACGCCCATCTCTTTCATTACCCTGTTGTAATCCGTCGTGGAGATCACTCCAGCATCCAGCGCAGACTTCATCTGGCGCATTACATCCCGATAATTGATTCCGTTTTGAGCGGCAGCCGTCAACCCATTGGCGACGTCTGTCAGGAGAGGTGCAATCTCATTCATTGAATCTGCAAAGTCGGTCTTCATTACATCAGACAGGTTTTTGAACGCAGATTCCATCTGCATAAGCCCGCCAAGACTGCTATCCGCCGCGTTCCCGACTTTCTGTATCTGTTCCTCCGCTTGTCGTAAAAACGCTTCCTGGAACGCGTCATTCGCGCTCAAGCCAGCGTCTTCCAGCGCTTTCACCTTTTCTTTGAACCCGTCCACGCTCACGCCCAACTGGTCAAACCGCATCGTGGTCTGGTTCGTCAAAGTCAGAACCAGTTGGTTCATGTCCATTCCCAAAGCGCCAGCTACAGTGGTAAGCCTTACAACCTCTTCATGGGTTTTCGCCAGCCCCAGAGCCATGAAATCCCCGGCTGAAGCCATCAGCTCCATATCCGAGCGCGTGCCCTGCGTGGCTTTGCGCAGGTCATTCAGCAGAACGTCCGAAGTCGTGCCCGCGGCCAGAGACAGTCGCTCAAACTTCCCCGCCAGGAATTCCAGCTGCGCGCCTTGTTTGGTAAAGTCGTAGACCGCTTTGCCAACTTGCACGACCGTTTGCAGCACGCCAATAGCCTGGTTCACGCCAGTAACCAGCGTTGCCCAGCCTGCGCTGGCCTGCTCAGTGGCTTCTTTGGTTTGCGCGCCAAGCTGTTTGGTTGTTTTTACAGTTTTTACCTGCGCGCCCTCCACCTGGTTGAGCGCGGCAAGCACCTTTTCTGTGCCTTCAGCTTCTATCGCGACTACGATTTCACTTATGCGTGCCATGTTTCCTCATCGCTTCGGAGTTCAGCCTGTTCTCAATCCACAGCGCGGCTCTGTACCCGTCATAATACGCCGCCTGCCTCTCCGCCAATTCCCACGCCGGCACTCCTGCCCACTTTGCCACGAAGAACAGCTCATATGCATCCAGTTCGTCTTGCGGCGGCATCTCATAAACGTTCGGCGCGGACAGGTACGCCGCTATGCGTTTTTTGCTTCGTTCCCAAGCAGTCGGTCTTCCGCGATCGCGCCCAGAATGGAGTTTAGCAAATACACCGGCACGCCGGCCGCCTCAATCCCTTCCGCTGTGATCGGAATAACCTGGTCGCTATCATCCTGCAAGTCCCAACTCTTCACCACCTGCGTAACCTGGTACACAATCCGGTCCGCGCCCTGCGCCTGCTCCAGCTCTTTCAAAAAGCCCAGCGTGATTGCCTGCGTGCGGTATTCCAAATTAACTGGGAATTCGCCGGAGGAAGTCTTGTAAACCACCTCCAGCTTCTTTGTCTCTTTGGCCAAGTCGCTAATTCGCATACATCCGCTCCTACAGCGCGCTCAGGTTGGTAACAACCTCGATGTTCACGGACTTGCCCCAGGTGCTGTCGTGAATCGGCTTCAAGCCGTATTCCACCGTGTACACGTTATCCGTGTCCGAAGGGTCGCCAACCGACTCGATTTGCGCCGGGAAGTCCAGTGTGAACTTCTGGTAGTAAGACGAGGCAATCAAGGCGCCAGTCGCTTCAATTCTGAACCATTTGGTGCTCGAGTCGCGCATTTTCGCGATCAGTGCGATACCGGCGGCGTCCGTGGCGATGTTGAGTTTTCCGCTCGCGTTTGGTTTGCCTTCCACGGCAATCGCGTCCTGCCCGACCGGCCATGCCAAACCGAACTTGTCGGTCAAACTCCACTGCAAATTGAACGAGTTGGTCAGCGCGGTTGCGCCTGCCAGGGCTGCCCGCGTATCTTCCATGTAAAACTTCAGCTGGGTCGGCAGCATCGGGACCGGCGTCAGTGTGGTCGGCGTTTTGGTCAGCGTGATGCCTGTCTCCAACTGTTCCCCTACCCCATTCCCGGACACTTTGATTTCGTTGCGTCCGAAGTCAAAAGTCAGGCCGCTGATCCGCGCGCCGGCTACCCGCCACGCTCTGTCCGCGTCGCCCTGCTCAATAGTGAAGGTCTTCCCGACATCCGCGGCGGCTGTATTGCTGACGAACGTCCATTTGTACGCGGCGGTTGCCCCTTGCTGCACCGGCGCGGAGTAGTGCATCAGGCTCGAAAGCAGATACACAATCTCGTTATAGGTCGGCGCGCCGTCAATCGCGATGCTCGACCATTCCTTGTTCAGCGTGACGAAGCTCGCGTATTTATTGCCCATTGCCTCAAACGGCTTTGTCTCCGCTTGCGGGCTTGGCTTCATTGTGACCGAAAGCAGCTTCTTGTTGGCTGCCACAGGTGTCCCGGCTGTGCTCTCCACGCCAATCTGAATGCCCTGAAAAACGCTTGCTGGTAAACTCATAGTAGCTCCTACTGTGTGTGGACCCGAAAGTCCAAAATAACCGACTTGTACATGTTCCCCGCGTCGTCTGTTTCCGAACGCGTGAACTCCGCTTCCAGCACGCTGCTCACCACGTTACTGCCGCGCGTCTTATGCAGCAGGGTACGCAGTCTTGCCGCGATGCTGTTTACTGTCGTATACGTTTTTCCATCATCGTACGCGCTGATTTGCCAGCGCTCACCGTCCATCAGAATATCCGCGAACGCGTTCTTCACTGGCACCGCGTCGATCTGCGTGAACGTGACGAACGGGAAGGTCGCCGCTTCCGGCGCCTGGTCCCGATACACCCGCGTGCCGATCAGCGCGCTCAGCGTTGCGTCCGTCGTCAATGTCGAGTAGATCCAGCTCGCCGCGTTGCTCATAAGCGCGCCGCCATTGCTTCCATTGCCGCGATGAACTTCGGCTCGTTGATGTCAGCCGCCGGCCGCATGTACGCCCTCGGCGCCATCTTGTACGTTCCGAATTCCACGTAACCCGCGTAATCCTTGTGTGGTTCGATGGTTGCCCGCGTCCCGTCTATCTCCGCCTTGATGCTGGCGCGCAGCGCGCCGGTATCCACCGGGCAAAGCGCTTTCGCGTCCGCTTCAATATCCAGCGCGGCCTTTGCCACCACCGCTCGCACAGCGCCCGGAAAGCGCGCCGCGATATCCGGAATGCGGTTGTAGCGGATAGTGGTGCGATAACTCACGTTGATCACTGCGGCGCATCCTTTTTCACGCTCGGCTTTGGCGCAGGCTTCCCGTTTTTCACTTCATGCAGAATCTCCTTCGCCTGCTGGTCGTGCTCGCGAAAGCTCGCGTAGAACGCCTTCGAATCATCGCGCATTTCCCGAACTTCACTGACCAACCCCTGGATAACCGTAGTCAGGCCTTGCATGGAAGTTTCCACGCATTTTTGAGCTTCGGTGTTTTCAACGCGCTGTTCGCGATTAAACGCCCGCCATTTATCGTCAACCTCGCCGATAAACCGCTGCCATTTCTCGGACTCCTGCGCCTGAAATTCTCGGTTTTGTTTGGATAGTTCGGCCTGGTGCAGTTGTCGGTCTTTCTCGCTTTTAGCAATCCACCCAAACACCACACCCACAAACACGATAAAGATACCGATAATCGCGGCTTGTTCCCATGCTGTCGCCGGGAGTAGTTCTGCGCCCGTCATCGGCTCACCCAAACGCCTCTTCAGGCGTCTCCTCTGGTTTGTCCTCGTTGAACAACTCCAGCACCGCCGCTTCAATCGCGGCGTCAATCAAATCCAAATCAGTTGTTATATTCCGCTGCGCCAGCCAGGCCTCCGCAATCTGCAGCGCGTAAGCCTTCTTGTCGGCGATAAGCTCCGCCGCTCCAGCCTGCTCCGCCGCCCGCACGGCAAACTTCGCTGCTTCTTCAATCAAATCCGTCACCGTCGGATTCCAACGCTTAGCCCGTGCCCAGCCTTCTTTCGCTTTTGCAAGCATCCACGCCACCATCACGGCAGCCAAAGGCGGCAAAATAGCAATCAACACCGCCTCCAACACCTTAGAAACAATCGGCATCCACTCCACCTAAACCTCCGTCACTATCACGCGCAATGCTGTCGCGTGGCTCTTGTTCTTGTTCGTCCAGTGAACGCGGTAGTTCACGCTGTTGATTTGGATCTGGTCGCTGTCAGCCAACGCCGTTCCAGCCTTCAG